TTAGAAGCCAACATAGTTTGCAAACTTATCTGCTGTTTTCTTTTCGGTCGTTTCTGTTACATGTGTGTAGATGTCCATCGTGATATCTATCGAAGAGTGACCAAGTCTAGTTTGCACATCTTTAAAATTTGCTTCGGCTTCGAATAGTAGTGATGCGTGGGTGTGACGAAAACCGTGATTGCCAATATTGTGTAAACCACATTTATCTGCGATTCTCTTTGAACGCTGATAAATGTCAGTTCTATATATCATTTTGCCAGTAATATCTGTGAAAACCAGTTCTTTGTTTTTAATACCGTTTTTTAAGAGTAATTCTTTCTGTTTTAGATGCCATCTTTTTAACACGGCTATTGTTTTATCGTCTAGACTAATCTTCCTATCAGAGTTCGCAGTTTTGGTCGTGGAGATTTGAAAGCCATCAGCTGTTTTTGAGAGTGTTTTATCGATGTTCACGCTGTTTTCCTTTAAGTCTATGTCTTTCCAGGTTAAAGCTAGTATCTCTCCTATACGAGCACCAGAGAAGGCTAGTAGACGGAATATCGCGCGATCGAACTCTGCGTAATAGTATTGAACTTCAGATTTAGGCGAAATGCTATTCACTCTTTCATCTAAAAAATTCAAGAAAGTTTTTAATTGATCTTTTGTATAAAACTTGAATTCTTTTTTCTTGGATACAGCTATCGCTGTCGGTTTAGAAATTTTTCTGAAAGGATTAGATGCTATGATTTCAAGAGATACCGCATGATCACAGATCATTCTTACATAAGTTAACAGTTTAGAATACATTGCAAATTGTTTTGACCATTCATTTACAGTCTTTTGGGCAGTTTTAACATCGATTCTTTCCAGCAACATATCGCCAAAAATCGGAAGGACGTACTTTTCAATTCGTTGCTTTGTTGTTATCCAGGTCGCTTCTTTAACTGTTGTTTTGTATACATTAAACCAAATGTCATACATTTCTTTGAATGTGGTTAGTTGTTGTTTCTCGACTTGTCCGTTTTCAAAATCAACTAACAATTGATTTAATGCCAACTGTGCTTCTCTCTTTGTAGAAAAGCCTCTTCGTGTTGTATCTATTCTAATACCTGTTAAATAGTCGGTACCTAGATAAGCTTTGAACATCCATTGCTTTTCTCCATTTTTCTTTGTGTACTGCTTGAATGTAGCCATATTGCTTCAACTCCTTAGGTTTGGTACAATAGGCGTAGCAGATGGCCTATTGGTTATTTTGTTTGACACGCTCTTACTTTAGTCGGTGAGGGGCGTGTTTTTTTATTTCATGATATTACTATCAATTGGCATAAAGTCTGTATCTTTCTCGAGAAATGAAATTCTGACAGGAGAGTAAATATATGTCGTTCCGTTTGCTTCTTCTTTAACTATGAAGCAATATTTTACTTGATTCCACATTTCACCAGTAGGGATTGGAAATACGAGAACAGGCATTCTTAAGTAGGAGTCATCAATTCCGTTTGGGAAAAGCTCCTTAATTTGTCGATCTAAATCATCGATTAAATCCTGAGGAGAATCTCCAAACAAGAAATAATCTCTAGGTTTTATGAAGCTCTGAGTTATCATTTTTTTCATTTGGCTTATTGTCAAAAACGGATGAGTAAAATCCAAAGGATTTTCTGGAACATATTTATAGTAAGTCATTTTATCCTCCTAAAACGGCAACTGCGTGTAATTTTCAGATTCAAATTTATTGTTATTTTGTTGGCTCTCGTCTTTCCAATCTGTTAATAATCCTTGTCTGTAATACGAAGTTTCACCTCCGCATTCAGGACAGTAACGATAGCCTCCGTCTAAGTACCCAGGGCATCCCCCTTGAATTTGATCAACGAGAGATTTTTCTTCATGTCCTCCAAATGCATCCAATTCTATAAAACGGTTATCCCTTCCACCTAAGCATGAGTTATGTAATATAGCTGAACAGTAAGGGCAGAAAGTGTGTTCTTGTCTAATATTTTCGGCATTACACTGTGGACATTGTTTAGGATGTCCTTCTAGGTCAGTTTCAATTCTTGAATACTCCATTTTATCTCCTCCAAAATCTCTCAAAATAGAAAAGCTAGCTGGTTCAATTTTCCAGAATAGCTTTTCGCCACAAAATACGCAACAACAAGGTGATGAACAAAAAAATTCTCCTGAGCATATATCGCAATGATAGTAATTAGCATATTTAAATTTTACTTTTTCAAGATGAAATAATTCGTTTTGTGCAGCTTTTGATAAAGCAATTTTTTTAGTTGATTCTTCATCAATACTCAAACTTTCTATCCTTACTCTGGACGCACGATAAGTGAGACCGAAAAAATGTTGTATGGACTGAACTTGGTCACCTATAAGCTTCGCAATCAAAATGGGGGACAGGAAATTACGTGCGAAACAATTTGCTTCACGCTCTAGGACTAAATGTTCATTCGAATAAGGAACTAAAGAATTGTACTTCAGTTCGGTTTGCTCGAAATCTTCAAGATGATTTAGGAAAAAATGAGCTAGTTCATGTGCAAGAGTGAATCTAATCAGACCAGGATCCAAACTATCATTATAGGCAATAAAATAATTTCCTTTTTCATTTCTGTAAATATATCCTAGGTTAGTTTTGTATGCCTTTCCAATATCTTCTATCGTTGCACCAGTTTGCTTAGAAAGGGTTGAGTATTTTTTTAACTTGATACCAAAAGATTTAATAGCTGCTTTTACGTCAACGGGGAAAGAGTCAATTCCTTTTCTCCTCAAGGCAACAGTAGCAGCAAGGGTGACCCAACTATACCTAGGATATCTAGGGATTTTAGTCATCGTCTTCGTGGTCCTCCTGCATCTGTTGTAGTAATTGCTCAAATAAACTTTGTTGTTTGTCGTCTAATTTATCAAATCCTCTACCAATAGCACGTCCTTTAGGTGATAGTGATTCATCTCTTCCTAAAAGGTAATCTGTAGTTACCCCAAAATAGTCGGCAACTTTGGCTAGATCCTTTGCTTTTGGTTCACTGCTTTTCCAACGATAAAATAAATTTTCGCTAAATCCTAACTCTGTTGCTATTCTTGACATACTTTTACCTCGGTCATTAGATAGCTGTTTAATACGGTCAAAGACTGACATATCGATATCTCCTCCAAATAAACGAGAAAATTATACGTTTCGTAAAAATATCAGTTGACAATCTATACGAAATGTAATAATATGATACTCGTAAGATAAATAGTATGAAAAAGCAAAAGAAAATACACCTAGTAAAAATAAACAATTCGAGGTCGCCAAACTTAGAATGTTGATTTAAAGGTTTTTCATTAAGCTTATTTAACTATGTTTTCATTTTATACGAACGTATAGAAATGTCAATAGTAAATTGCAAATTCATACTGTTTACCTTACAGAAAATTATAAAGGAGGAGGAGAGAATGCCGAGTATAGATGTTGGTAGAAAAAAAGTTCTTGAGTATATCGAGGATAACAAGATATCAATTTCTGATTTAGCAGTAGCTTACGGAGTTAAAAAACAAGATTTGTCAGCATATTTAAGTGGGCGTTTAGAGAATGTTAAAGGCAACCAAATCATTCTTAGAATTATTGCAGATTATAGAATCAGATAAGAGGTGAGACAGATGAACGTTTTGCTTACCGAAGAAGCAAGTAATGACCTTCGAAAATATATTTTTCAGATTGTTGTTGAAGAAATTGAGAAGGCAAAACAGGAAGCGGCACTTTATAAAAGACTGCTGAACCAAAAAGAAATTGCTGAACGATTTGGTGTATCAACTACCTCTATAAGAGAGTGGGAAATGCTAGGCATGCCTCACGGAAGCATGGGTAGTAAAAGTAAGTTTTATGATTTCGAGGAATGTCGTCTTTGGGTTTTGAGTCAGAAAAGGTAGCAAGAATTTCAAATTAAACAGGAGGCAACAGCATGAAAGAATTAATCAAAGTAACGACAAATGAAAATGATGAGCAATTGGTTAGTGGCAGAGAACTCTATGAGTTTTTAGAGGTATCGGAAAGATATTCAAGTTGGTTTGAACGTATGTTGAAATATGGTTTTTCTGAAAACATTGATTTTGTAGGGTGTAAAGTTTTTAACGCCCTAGCAAGACAGGAACTTCAAGACCACGTTCTAAAGTTAGATATGGCAAAAGAAGTTTCAATGATTCAGCGAACAGAGAAAGGGAAGCAGGCTAGACAGTATTTCATTCAAGTCGAAAAAGAATACCAACAACAGCTGCTCGATACTTCGAAGCTTAGTCCAGAATTGCAAATGTTCAACGGTCTGTTTCAAGCTATGGCCAAACAGGAGCTAGAAACTAAACGTATTGAAACGAAAGTAGACAATATCTCCGAAATCGTCGCTCTCGGTTCAACAGATTGGCGAAAAGATGCTAGATCCTTGATTAATCAAATGGCAAAAACACAAGGTGGATACGGCGCTTATCAGGAAATTCAATCTGAAATTTATCGAGAGCTTGATCGTCGTGCTGGCTCATCTCTCAAGATTCGCTTAACCAACTTGCAAAATCGTATGGCTGGAGAAGGAGTTCCCAAATCCAAGATTAAGAAAACAAACAAATTAGATGTTATTGGGAGCGACAAGCGGTTGTTAGAAATCTACCTTGCTATCGTCAAAGAGTATGCAATCAAGTATGGCGTTTGGAACGACAAATAATTAAGAAATGGGAGAAATAATTGAATGAATAAAAAATGGTTAGCAAATATGAATAGAAATACCTTATACAAAGCTAGACAATTACAAGCGATTGCTTATACAAGTATTGCTCTCAATGTTGTTTTGATACTGACGCTGGTTTGGATCATGGGGGTCAAGTAAAAGAGGAGGTTTAACGATGTACGATAGCGCAATTATCAAATATAGCTGCAGACTAATGAAGCGCCGAATGGCGGTGGGAATGTGTGCAATTAATGGTAACAGGGAAATGTCTGACGCTGAAAAGTTGGAGCTTGAATGGATAGGCATCAAGCTTCGAATGATTCGGCAGATCCAAATTATGAAATTTAATCTACAAAAAGAGCCTACACCAGCTGCAACTGATGTAAGCCTAAAACAATAAACCTAAGTAAGGAGAGTGTATCACATGGCAGTGAAAATTAACAAGCTTGAAATCGAAAACGTTAAACGTGTCAAAGCGGTAAAAATTGAACCGAATGCCAGCGGATTAACCATCGTAGGTGGAAATAATAACCAAGGCAAAACTAGCGTCATTGATGCTATCGCTTGGGGGCTTGGTGGTAATAAATACAGACCAAGCCAAGCGCATCGGGAAGGATCGGTCACGCCACCGCATCTTCATATAGTCATGAACAATGGGCTAGTCGTGGAGCGTAAGGGAAAGAATTCTGATTTGAAGGTCATTGATCCGAATGGTGAAAAAGCCGGCCAGAATTTATTGAACAGCTTTGTCGAAGAGTTGGCCATCGATCTACCGAAATTTATGGATTCGTCAAGTAAGGAAAAAGCAAATATACTCCTGCAGATTATTGGTGTGGGCGATCAATTGTTTGAATTAGATCGCAAAGAGCAAGAAATCTACAATAAACGCCATGCAATTGGTCAGATTGCTGATCAAAAGGAAAAGTTTGCAGCTGAACAACCTTACTTCCCAGATGCTCCAAAGGAACTAATCTCTGTTTCTGATTTGGTAGCAAAGCAACAAGAGATCCTCGCAAGAAACGGAGAAAATCAACAAAAACGTAATCAGGTCAATCAAATTTCTTTTCAGTTAGAGCAGTCCAAATCAAACATCCAAGCGATCAACTTGAGGATTGAAGAACTTCAAGCGCAACTGCAGAAAGAACAAATCGAGTTCGACCGACTATCAAAAGACTTTGCAACAGCGCAAAAGACTGCTGAAAACTTGCAAGATGAATCGACACAAGAACTGCAACAAAACATTGCAGAAGTGGATGAAATCAATCGGCGTGTCCGAGCGAACCTTGACAAGGACAAAGCCGAAGAAGATGCCAAAGACTACAAGAATCAGTACGACGTGCTCACAAATGATATCACAGCGATTCGTGAAGAAAAGGGCTCGTTACTAGCGAATGCGAAATTACCGCTTCAAGGGCTTTCTGTGGCTGATGGCGAGTTGATCTATAACAGTCAAAAATGGGATAACATGTCCGGATCTGATCAGTTAAAAGTATCGACGGCAATCGTCCGGAAATTAAAACCGGATTGCGGATTCATCTTATTGGATAAACTTGAGCAGATGGACATGGTCACGTTGAACGAGTTTGGCCAGTGGCTGGAACAAGAAGGCTTGCAGGCAATTGCAACACGCGTTTCAACAGGTGATGAGTGCGAGATCATTATCGAAGATGGTTATGTGACTGAAAACAGATTAGTGCCATCTGAGGGCGGACCTACACCTCAGCAATCACCACAACAACCGAAGTGGAAGGAAGGAGAATTTTAATGAACATTACCAAAGGAGTTATCGCCAAAGCCCAAAAAGTCGTTATCTATGGACCAGAAGGGATTGGCAAGACGTCCATCGCGTCGCAGTTCCCAAATCCTGTATTTATTGATACAGAGGGAAGCACCAACAATATGGATGTAGCCAGAATGGATAAGCCGTCAAGCTGGTCGATCTTGATGCAACAAATTGATTTTGTGAAGCAAACAATGCCATGTCAAACCATCGTAATCGATACAGTGGACTGGGCAGAGCGGCTTTGTATTGATTTCATTGTTGCCGCTGGGAACAAAACAAGTATCACGCAATTTGGATATGGGGAAGGCTTCATTAAGCTTGAAGAAGAATATGGGCGTTTTTTAAATAAGTTATCCGATGTAGCTGAAATGGGGATCAATGTTGTTTTGACAGCCCATGCAAAGATCGTGAAGTTTGAACAACCAGATGAAATGGGAGCCTATGATCGATGGGAATTGAAGTTAGGGAATAAAACGACTGCAAAAACTTCTTCCCTTACAAAAGAATGGGCGGACATGGTGCTTTTTTGTAATTACAAAACCTTGTCAGTGGCTGCAGATGACAAAGGCAAAAAATTCAAAGGCCAAGGTGGAAAACGTGTGATGTACACGACCCATCATCCAGCATGGGATGCCAAGAATCGATTTGGCTTACCGGATGAATTGGACATGAATTTCAGTGGGATCGCACACATTTTCGCCCCTAAGCAAGCGCCGCAAGTAGTGGAACAACCATTAGTTACAAATACACCAGCAACAACAGAAATGCCAGTGAGCAAGCCAGAAACGGCACAAGAAACGCAACCAGCAACGACGGAGCCAAATTTTGATCGAGAAGCAGTCGATTACTCCGGGATTCCGCAAAACCTCGTTGATCTAATGAAAGCAAACAATGTTATTCCAGCAGAAATCATGGCTGCGACAGAATCAAAAGGGTATTACCCAACAGGTACACCGATTCAAAATTATGATCCCGGGTACATCGATGGCGTGCTAGTCGCTGCATGGCCACAAGTATTTACAATGATTCAAGAGATTCGAAAACAACAAAAATTTTAGGAGGAACTATCAATGACACAACAATTTCAACAAGATCGAGAATTAGGATGGGATGACACGATTACGCAAGACAACGATGGCGGTATTGTCTTAGCACCAGGGGATTATATTTTTGAAGTCGTTAAGTTTGAACGAGCTCGCTATATACCGAAAAGCGGTGATTCTAAATTGCCAGCATGCAATATGGCCAAACTTGAATTGAAAATTGACTCTCCACAAGGGACAGCAACTGTGTTCAATAATTTGTATCTGCATACGACAACAGAAGGCTTATTGTCTGCATTCTTCGCTTCAATTGGTCAAAAGAAAAAAGATGAGACGCTTCAAATGAATTGGAATCTAGTTACAGGTGCTAAAGGAGCAGTCAAAATCAAAAATCGGACTTACAAAGATAACACCTACAATGATGTCGATCGGTTCTATCCGAGTGATGCAAGTTACTACACGACCAAAGAAATGCCTGCAATCGTTCAGCAGTTACAACAGCCACAATCAAATTATCAGGGTCAACCAGTAGCAAATTCAAATCAGCAACCAGCACAAAACTATACTCAACCAACGGTAACGAATCAACCGCAACAAGGATTTAATCAGCAACCACAACAAGGCTACCAACCAGGAGCTTTTTAGGAGGACCGATCAAATGTATGTTTTTATTGTCTGGAAATATAGTATTTCAGGTTGGAGTAAAGAGATATTGGAAGTATTTGATAGTGAAAGAAAAGCCCGAGAGTATGTCCAAACACTCTCGGGAAAACCACAGTATGAATTTAATATTCAAAAAATCTTAGTTAATTAACCATACCTTTTTTATCTGGATTATCGAACCATTTCTTAATAGTTGAAATGAACTCCCAAACATCATTTTCAGTTGGTCTTATAAAATCATCAGATGTAGGATTATCGCCCATTTTTTCAAAAACATCTGTTAGCCAGTTTGATCCATGTCCAAGCACACTTAGGTGTTTCATCCAGGATTCTAATTCGCCGGCAGGAACTGGAAATAAGCCGTAAGAATTTAGTGTATCCATGAAATCCATACCCATTTGATAGGTTTCTGGATTTGTTTTTTTAAAGATTTCAAGTCCTTCCTTTTTCATGAATTCAGGCTTGGTTGAGCCGTGTTCGTTTTGTAATTTATCAAATGCTTCTTTTAAAGTTGTTCTATTACTTTGAAGTCCAGAATAAGAAGGAACTGGAATATTAGCTGGTGCAAGATATTTATCAGCAAACTCTCCTTTTCCATCCTTTAGGAAATCAAGGTCAACAATTGCAATTGCTGAGACACCAATAGCTCTTAAAGTTTTGACAATAATTCCAGTTGTCTGCTTATTTTGTGCATTAACAAAAAGACAATCTTTAATGCCCCATTCAGGTTTATATTCAAGTAATCTGCTGTTTATTTCTTCATAAAAAGCTCTGTCAGAGTCACTTTCAGTAACGATTACCCGTTGATAAAAAATAGCTTTTAAAACATTTGTTGATTTCAGTAATGGGTTATTCATTATTTTTATAAGTATGTCCTGATCGATGGGACGGAATGTAGATTTTTCATTTTCATAAGTTAATCGGACGATATTTAATGGAACGTGAGCTTCAAAGCATCCCATAATAAAGTCAGCGCTGTGAGTACTAATAAAGATTTGTTTCTCACTATCAGAGGTAACAAATTTTGAGATTACATTTCCAAGTTTTCGGGCTAAAGGCGGGTGAAGAAATGCTTCAGGCTCATCTAGAAGTAATACATTGGGATTACCAGCAACTATTTCAGAAAGAATTCCAAGATAAGCTTTTCGACCGTCACTAGAATTCTCAGAGCTATATGAGTTAGACAACAAAAATTCGGCTGCTGCTGGTCTTACACTAAGCCGTAATTCTTCAGATAGAGGTTTTTTTGATAGGACAAACTTTGCCTGACCGCTAATGATAAAAATTTCTAGATACAAACTAAAAGCATCAAATATATATTCGCGCATAGTATTCAATAAAGTTTCATCATTTAACAATGTATTAACAGTATTTGAAATATTCGTATTGCTTATTGTTGAAAAATCCATTGATTCCATTGACTGGAGCCTAGTTGCACCGCTAAGAAGAAGAACATTACTTTGCAATACAGCATATTTGAAAAGTCTATAGTAATCGGATTTATAATCATCTACTTTTCCTTCTGAAAAATCATTGAATTCTCGAATTGGAATGGAACCATATTGACTATTGTATTGATCTTTTTCAAAAAAGTACATATATGATTCATAAGCGCTAACTTTTTTCTCCTCGTTTTGTTTACGAAGCATATCTGTAATTTCTGTTGGAGGAGTAGATAAGATTATGTCATCTATTAAAACTGACTCTGGAATATCATATCTATTCGTTAAATTTTGAAAGATTTCTCTTAATAATAATGATTTTCCAGAATTATTTGGACCTACAAAAATATTTAGAGAATTTGGAGAATACGGTTTTGTTTTTTTACTTTCTGTACTTTTTATAAAAAGTTCATTTATCATCTTTTTCCTCCATTGTTTTTCAATAATTATACAACTTAAGAAAGGAATTTTCTATGCAATTAAGACCATATCAACAAGAAGCACGTACGGCAATCCAAAAGGAATGGCATGAAGGTAAGAAACGTACGTTGCTAGTTCTACCTACCGGCTGTGGAAAAACAATAGTATTCAGTAAAGTCATCGAAGATCGGGTGAGAATGGGCGAGCGCGTGCTCGTCCTTGCCCATCGCGGTGAGTTACTGGATCAAGCTTCTGAAAAACTAGAAAAGTCCACTGGACTTAAAACAGCAGTTGAAAAAGCAGAAAAAACAAGCCTTGGAAGTTTCTTCCGGGTCGTGGTGGGATCCATTCAGAGTATGCAACGTGAGAAGCGATTAAGTCAGTTTCCGCCTAATTACTTTGATACGATCATCATCGATGAAGCCCATCATTGTATTAGTGATGGTTATCAAAGAGTACTGAGCCATTTTGAGGATTCAAATGTACTAGGGGTTACAGCTACGCCAGATCGTGGTGATATGCGAAACCTCGGTACATATTTCGAATCTTTGGCGTATGAATACACATTACCTGCAGCGATTAAAGAAGGATTTTTGTCACCAATCAAAGCATTAACTATTCCCTTGAAATTAGATTTAACTGCAGTGAAGCAACAAGCCGGTGATTTTTCTTCAAGAGATTTAGGTACTGAATTGGATCCCTATCTTTATCAAATCGCTGATGAAATGGTCAAGCACTGTGCGAATAGAAAAACAGTGGTCTTTCTTCCCCTAGTGAAAACCAGCAAAAAGTTTCGGGAGATCTTAAACGAACGAGGGTTCCGTGCAGGAGAGGTGAATGGTGATTCAAAAGACCGTGTGGATGTTTTAGAAGATTTTGAGAATGACAAATACAACGTTCTTTGTAATTCGATGTTGCTTACAGAAGGGTGGGATTGTCCATCCGTCGATTGCATCGTGGTATTGCGTCCGACAAAGGTTCGATCACTTTACAGTCAAATGGTGGGACGAGGAACCCGGCTGTATGAAGGAAAAGAAGAACTGTTGTTGCTAGACTTTCTTTGGCACACGGAACGTCATGAGCTTTGCCATCCGGCACACTTAATTGCCTCAAGTGATGAGGTTGCACAGAAGATGACTGAAAACATTGAGGATGCAGGCGAGCAAGGATTGGCATTGGATTTGGAAGAAGCAGAGGTACAAGCTGAAAAAGACGTTATTGCAGAACGTGAGGAAGCTTTAGCCAAGCAATTGGCGGAAATGCGACGGAGAAAGCAAAAACTTGTAGATCCATTGCAATTTGAAATGTCCATTCAAGCTGAGGATCTTACCAGCTATGTTCCTTCCTTTGGTTGGGAAATGGGACCACCTTCTGATCAACAAATTAATGCATTGGAAAAATTGGGTATTCTTCCTGAAGCAATCGAGAATGCCGGAAAAGCTAGTCTCATGCTTGATCGTTTGCAGAAACGAAAAGAAGCAGGTTTGGCAACACCGAAACAAATTAGACAATTGGAACAACGTGGCTTTATGAATGTAGGTACGTGGTCTTTTGATGCCGCAAAAAACATGATTGGTCGAATTGCGTCAAACGGTTGGCGTACGCCTAATACTGTTGATCCTAAAACATATTCGCCTGAGTTAGTTCACAATTGACAGAGATTAACAACTTGAATAACAGTTTTTTGAGAAAACAAAAAGGCAACTCAAGAGTTACCTTTTGCAGGTATATTCTGCTTATTTTTTCTTCCTATCAATGCCGTAAGTAGCGAAAGCAGGAATAAAGAGGACTGCTAAGAATACACCAACCCATTTAAATGCTTTAGGAACTTTTTTCAAAGAAACCGCCTCCTTTATAGATATGATTATAGAACATAGAGGAGAAAAATAGTCTGATATGACAAAAATGATAGAAAGATTTATAGATTGAGCAGTCAGCAATCCACCAAAATAACCAACTTAAAGTGAAAGATCACCAACTAGGGGAGGTTCATAAAATGAGCTTGATTTATAACAATGGGAAGCCAATTGGCAGATGCGAATCTTATGAAATAGAAAAAGTACAAGGTACTAGCGATTTTATTAAAATAAATAATTTCAGCTTTTTGAATAGCCTGATAACAGAAAATCAACAAATGTTACTTGATTGGATGTTAGACGAAACAGAAGATGTTCAAGAGTACAGCTTTCAACCAACAGGTATTATCAGCGAATTAACTGGTAGAAGCAAATTAGTTAATTCGCAGCTGAGAGAATTATGGATTTGTATGGAAGAACAAAAACGTCAACAAGTGATTATGCGGTTCTTAGCTATCAAGAATGATATGCAAGTCGGTAATGAGGTGAATTAATGAAAAAGTCGTTCAATGATTATATTGACAACTACATGTTCTTTGAAGGAAAAGTACTGACTTATGAAAACATACTGGCTTTTCCGGCCAGTTTAGAGCAAACCCATATTCACGCTGTTAGGCATATGTTGATTTCAGAAGGTTACAATCCTGATGAATTTAAAGTATCAGAAATTCCTATATGTGGTGTTTACTATTTTGAAAAAGCCAGTAAACCTTCGGGTACTGATTATTTTAGCGTGTTCATCAATGATCAAGGAAATATCGTTCCGCAATATTCTACAAAGAAATATGACAAGAACGGCTATAACACTTTCCCGTGTCGGACTATCAAAGAGGCAATCGAAAAAAATGAGTGTTGAAAAGTCAGTTATCCGACGAAATAGCAGAAAGCGAGGGATGAATATGAGTGAAATTAAAAAACTAGCAAAAGAACTACAGGACTATACAAGAGTTGTCGGTAGTCATAATAAGCATATACAGAGTGTAGCGAACCGTCTGGTGGAATTAACTGATCAACCGCAACTCAACGAGAATCAGCAGGAAATGTTACAAGAAGTTATAAAACAATACGACAACACTAAACCTAAAACAGTATTGCATGCATTAGAACATTTATCGATGATTGCATTTCTATTAGATGAAATGGACGAAGTCACTGAAGAAGATTGCATATTGGTTACCAAAGCGTTTCTTGATTGGGCGCAGGAATAGGAGGAAGAGTGATGAAAACCTTTGAACTAACATGCGTTTCTCATGATGGATCAGTAGGAACGATGCAAATTGAAGCTGCCACATCAGAGGGGGCTATTGCAGAAATGAACACTTATCCAGCAGTTAAATACGTTATAGCCTGCCAAGAAATTAGTTCCGCAATCGTCAGCAATAGCGAACAGGAGGGATATAATGACTAGAAAAATAAAGATTGAAATAATTAAAGACGTCTATTGGGAAGATTGGGGAACCATGCGAAAAGTTTTTAAAAAAGGTTGGATTGGTTGGGTTACAGGCTATTACGAAAATGGAGAATTGGTGGGCGTATCTGGTGAGAGCCCAATTTACGTTGGCGTATCAGATGAAATTTGGGACGATTGCTATAAAGTTTTGGAAAAGGAGCAAGCCAATGAAAACTAGCCAAGGAATCATCATAGTGCTGCTGACGATCGCAGGCTTGAGTTGGCTATCCTATACGATAAATGAATCGAGGTGATGAGAATGAAAAAGGATAAAGAGCGTCTTAGACCAATAGGTGAACGACCAGTTGAAATTGTTATCGGCGAAAACATAAAAAAATATTATGAAGAAAGTGACTATGATAGCTTAACAGCTTTTGCAAGAGATATGGGATGTGATGCTGCTCGTGTAAGAAGGATCATGGGCGGAAAAGCTGCCTTTAGTATTCAATTGTTGCAGCGTGCTGCGTACCATTTAAACATCAAAACACTTGATCTTTTCGAAGATTGGGCAGACTAAACAAGGAGCAGCATATGGAAAGCAAACTAGATTTAACAGAACTATTACAATACGTTGACCCAACAGTGCTGAGTTATCAAGAATGGGTCAACGTGGGCATGGCTCTTAAACATGAAGGATATACAGCACTTGATTGGGATCAATGGAGCCAAAAAGATTCCGAACGATATCATTCCGGAGAATGCTTTAAGAAGTGGGATAGCTTTGAGGGCACCAACCAACCAGTTACTGGTGCAACAATTACACAGTTGGCCAAAGATTATGGCTGGACATCTCCTTTTAGAAGTGAAGACGGTGGACATGAATTGGATTGGAACGGTACACTCCAAAAAGATGATTTGGTTATTATTGACCGTAACTGGATAGAAGGTAAGGAAATAAACGAGCCATCGAAATGGGAACCAGCAAAACAGATCATCCGATATTTAGAGACGCTATTTGAGCCTTCAGAAACGGTTGCCTATAATGTTGAATCTTGGCAGGATGATGACGACAAGTGGAAGCCTTCAAACAAGGGGGCTTTCGATCGAACTGCAGGTCAGTTGATTGAAGCGCTGACCCATTGTGGCGATGATATCGGTTCAGTCCTTGGTGATTATAATCCGGAAGCTGGTGCGTGGATTCGTTTCAATCCCATGGATGGTAAAGGCGTTAAGAATGATAATGTCACAGAATTCCGCTATGCGTTAGTAGAATCTGACAATATGAGTCTTGAAAAACAAAATGCGATCATGCGAGAACTTGAGCTTCCAATTGCAGCATTACTTTATAGCGGCAGTAAATCGATTCATGCCATCGTAAGAGTGGATGCGGACAATTATCCGGAATATCGCAAAAGAGTTGATTATCTTTACGATGTCTGCAAGAAAAATGGACTGACAAACGATAATCAAAACAGGAACCCTTCAAGACTGAGCCGGATGCCAGGTGTCACACGAGGAGAAAAAAAGCAGTTCATCATCGATACAAATATAGGTAAATCCTCTTGGGATGAATGGAAAGAATGGATAGAAAGTGTCAATGATGATCTTCCGGATCCGGAAAGCTTATCAGATTTGTTCGACAAAGCAATTGAGCTTGCACCGGAACTAATTAAAGGAATGCTACGCCAAGGGCATAAGATGCTGATATCAGGTCCATCTAAAGCAGGAAAATCATTTTCGTTGATACAGCTGGCAATTGCAATCGCTGAAGGTCGTCGGTGGTTCGGGTTCGATTGTGCACAAGGGAAGGTACTATATGTCAATCTTGAACTGGATGATCGGTCAGCAAGAGTTCGTTTCGTTGATATCTATGAAAAACTTGGCCAAGGTCATGCGAACGTCGGTAATATAGATATTTGGAATTTACGTGGCAAGACCAGCCCGATGGACAAGTTAGCGCCTAAGCTGATCCGACGAGCACAAAAATCAAACTACATGGCCGTGATCATTGACCCAATCTATAAGGTACTTACCGGGGACGAAAACAGCGCGCATGAGATGGCCAAATTTACAAATCAGTTTGACAAAATTGCAACAGAGCTGAACTGTGCTGTCATCTACTGTCACCATCATTCGAAAGGCTCTCAAGGCGGAAAAAATTCGATAGACCGCTCGAGCGGATCCGGCGTATTTGCACGAGATCCCGATGCCATTCTGGATTTGATTGAGTTACCGGTCACGGAAGACAGATACATGGCCATGGAAAATGAGGCAATCTGCAGTGTTTATCTGAAGGCTATTAAAACGCATAATCCGACATATGGCGAAATAAGTCAAGATGATCAATTCAGCGTGAAGCAAATGGGGCAACACTTGATGAGTGCAATTCGATCACAGGAAATCTTGAAACAAGTAGAACTTGAAAGGCAGCAGGCTGTCCGATTAGCAAGACAAGCAACAGCATGGCGCATCGATGGGACGCTGCGAGAGTTTCCGAAGTTTGATCCCATCAATGCATGGTTCAAATATCCATTGCATGTACTTGATCCATCACTGGCAGATATCAAGCTAGACGAGGATCCAAAAGACAAGTGGAAAAAAGGTACGAAGAGAGTCAATCAGTCTCGTAGTGAGAAATCTAAAAAAGAACTAGAAACAGCATTCGGTGCTTTATCTATGGATGGTGAGGCAGTGAGTGTTGAAGATGTAGCAGAATATCTAGATATAGACAAAAAATCGGTTTACAGGAAAGTAAAAAAACATGACGGATTAAAAACTGAAGGTGGGTATATTGAAAAAGTTGAAACTGAGAGCAGTAACAATCCATAGCGTGTTACTAGCTTGTTACAAAACATTTAATCCGGTAACGACCCATAACAAGTTACTAGCTTGTTACAGATGATGAACGTTGTTAGACCGGTGTCTGCTAACCTCGTAACTATCTCCCCTTGGGGAGTAGATAGTTACGGAGGGTTACAGCCAAGACAAAATGGATAGTGAAAAAGAAAATGTGAATTTGATTAGAGAAATAAAATAACGCGAAATGAGGGTAAATCATGTTACTAAGCAAAAGTATGGAGCTGATGAAAAAATATGGCAACTGTCCTGAATGTGGGAATCGTTTTATTGGTAATGGACAAGGTGGGTTAGTTGTTGAAAAATACACATTTGAGCGTTGGTGTGAATGCGGTTGGAAAGTAATTGTGGATGTGCGAAAGGATGAAGATGATGATTGAATTTTTCATGCCGATGATTCCGCCAGAAACAACTCACCAGCAAAAGAAGGTGTCAGTAGTAAACGGCAAGCCACATTTCTATGAACCTAAAGAACTGCAGGCTGCACGAGAAAAGTTGACTGCACATCTGGCCAAGCACGTTCCGGAAGAAAAATACTTGGGTCCGGTTCGCCTCATGGTGAAGTGGTTGTTTCCTATAATAAATGGTCATCAAAATGGAGAGTACAAATACACGAAGCCAGACTTGGATAATAGCCAGAAATTATTGCAGGACTGTATGACCGATTTAGGATTCTGGAAAGATGATTGCTATGTGGCCAGCTTGGTAGCTGAAAAATTTTGGGCAGATCAACCAGGTATCTATATCAGAATTGAGGGGATATGATTGGATTGGAGTGCAGTATTTTCGGATTTACATGAATGGATGAACGAATCAAACCAAATGACCCAGCAATATCCGATCACGTCTGATCAGTATTGGGAATGGCTAGTAAAGTCTATGGGGGAATTGGGGAATAAGTACAACAACCATCCATTAGTGCTTGGGTTCTTGAACGCGGTCATTACGTTTCAAGATGAGAATGTTCAAAAATTAAAAAATGTAAGAGGGTGATTCGCATTTATGAATGGGTGACTACATTAATAGCCATCGATCAGGAACTGTATGAACTGCAGCTTGCCCTAGATTTAAATGAAAAAGAATTACATCGCTGGCAAAACTATTCTAACAACGATGGTGATTTGGCTAAACATCATACCTTTTTAACAGCTCTACAAAAGCAAGCTAGACTTAAGGAAGTGATTGAATCATTGGGAACCAGAGAGGAAGAATTGAGAAAACAAAGGCAAGATATTATTGATACGATTGAAAAGTTTCAGGGGCTAGATCAGCGCATACTTAAAATGAAATATGTAGATGGCATGAAGCTTGAATCAATAGCAAAAGAAACAGGATATACCTATCAATACATTAAAAATAAACACGCGGAACTGATGCGAATCATACGTTTTAGCAAAAAAGTATAGTACGTACAGTACCATGATAGTACCGACATATTGATTTTTACGTGTTATTCTAATATTGTCGAAAAATATGAAAGACAGCACAATTTTTTGAAAGAGGTGGATTATCTCATTTCAGAATTCGCTCGTGCTGTCTTTTGCGAATATAATATTTTATCTGTATTTTATTGTTTTATCACTTTTTTTATGCTATATTTGGTTTGCCATCAACTCTGGTAAAATTTAATTAAGGGGCGTTATAAAAATGAAAAAAACATTGACTTTAGGTTTGGCGTTAGCTACATTAGGGATGACAACAATGCCAGCAGTAACAAGCGTAGTAGCATATGCAGATGAGAATGGTACTACCATTTCTGAGGATAACTCAATAGAGGCTCAAACTATTTATCAGGATGAAGCTGGCAATATCTTTACTGACAGTGAAGTTATCGTTCAGAAGGGAAAAACTAACCCGTTGATTCGAACTCGATCAATGAGTGCTAAAGCTATAAGCGTAGGGATTTTATGGACCTATACTACGAAAGCGGACGGAACTAAGTTACGGAATGCTTTTAGAAAAGCTGCTACAGCAGAGGGAGTTGCTGGGATTACGGCAGCTGTCGCAACTGCTGGTTTAGCAACTGGTGTCTTGGCACCAATGTTGGGAGCTCTGGCCGGAATCGGTGCGTGGGCTTTTCATAGTCGTTTTACAGAAGGTGCTGATTTAATCAATCAACATCCAAACTCAGGTAAAATTTATATGTACTTAGATCATGTAACTTATAAAAAGTAAGAGAGGTGCTGTTGTGAAGTATATACTAGGCTTTTTCCTTTTGCTTTCTTTCTTTCTATTGATTCAAAGAAAAAGAAATACCAATATTAAACAAAATAAATTATTTTATATAATACTTGCAATATGTATAAGCATATCATTGATTACGATATTGATTATTTTCCTTAGCTCAAATTAAGCTATTTGAATAAAGACAAATCTATGGAATTATAGATTTGTCTTTTTTTGATCCATTCAATGTGTTTTGTAGAAAATTAATTGTGAAGGAGTGTGGCATTTATGGCCAAACTTAGTCCAAAGCAGCAACTGTTTGCTGATGAGTATTTAATAGATCTAAATGCCACGCAAGCTGCCATTCGTGCTGGATATAGCCCTAAAACAGCAGATGTTAAGGGTTCGCAGTTATTAGGAATAGTTAAGGTTCGCACATACATAGAGCAAAAAATGGCTGAGCGATCGAGACGAACAGGTATTAATCAAGATCGAGTTCTTCAAGAATTAGCAAAGATTGCATTCGTAAAAGCGACTGATTTGATTGATCCTAAGGATGCCTCTGTTTTGGATGGGGCATCAGACGATGACTTGGCTGTCATTCAGTCAATCAAGGTAAAAGAGACGTGGGGAGAAAAGGGCTCAAGTGTCGAAAGGGAGATTAAACTCGCAGACAAGACAAGATCATTAGAAATGCTTGGACGTCACTTAGGAATGTTCAACGACAAGCTGGATGTCAACGCAGCACAGAAAGTGGTGATTGTTGATGATATCGACGACACAAGCGACGGTTAGACTTTCTGAAATCATTTTGGATCAGTTCAAGCCCTTTTGGATTGCGTCAAAGAAAAAGAAACATCTGCGCTATGTCTTAAAAGGGGGGCGTGGTTCTGGAAAATCTTTTCATATCCCAATGAGAATCATGCTAGATATTATGGAGTATCCGGTATCAGCAATTGGAATAAGAAAAGTACAAAACACGATTTTAAAATCTTCATACGCAAATTGCAAAGGTGCTGCAAACGTCTTAGGCGTTCGGCATCTTTTTCGTTTTGTTGATTCGAAACTTGAAATCACCTATAAGCCAAGGGGGAATAAAATATATTTTGCTGGTGCCGATGATCCTGAAAAAATCAAATCAATCAAAGATGCCGACTTTCCTCTAGCTATTGGCTGGTGGGAAGAATTGGCAGAATTCAAAACAGAAGAAGAAGTCACCACGATTGAAAATTCTATTCTTCGTGAGGAGTTGGAAGGAAAGTTCACTTCCGACAGCCAACGAAAAAAGGTATATCCGTTTGATTACAGCTTTTATTATTCCTACAATCCGCCGAAGCGTCGGCAGTCGTGGGTAAATAAAAAATATGAATCCAGTTTTATTGATTCAAATACTTTTGTTCATCACTCAACGTATCTCGGTAACCCATACCTATCAAAGAAATTTGTTGAAGAAGCGGAAAACGTCAAAAAGAATAAGCCTTTGAAGTATCGGTGGGAATATTTAGGTGAAGCGATTGGATCAGGTGTTGTTCCTTTTGATAACCTACAAATCGAAGCTGGCAGCATTACAGATGAAATGGTTGCTAATTTTGATAATATCCGGCAAGGACTTGATTATGGCTATGCAACTGACCCTCTTGCATTTGTTCGTTGGCACTATGACAAGAAACGAAACTGTATATACGCCATAGACGAACTGTATGAAGTTAAATGCAGTAATAGACGTGCGGCCCAATGGATTAAGGATAAGAAGTATGATTATCAAGATATCATTGCTGAGATAGAACCTAAGTCAAATGCAGAGATGAGAGAGGAGCACGCCATATCTAAAATAAGACAAGTCACGAAAGGACCAGATAGCGTTGAATACGGAGAAAAATGGTTAGATGACTTGGATGCGATCTACATTGATCCCCTTAGAACGCCAAATATCGCAAAAGAGTTTGAAAACATAGACTATCAAACGGATCGTGATGGCAATCCTAAGCCTCGTTTAGAAGATAAGAACAACCATACAATCGATGCGACACGATACGCATTTAACGATGACATGAGAAATATAAAAGTAAACATAGCAACTAAAGTAAAATTCGGACTATAAAAGAGGTGAGTGTATGGCGATCGTCGTCAACAGACAAATAGCTGGTGATCTGAATAACCCAACAGCTGAGTTGTTAAATTATTGTATCAATGAGCACAAGAAGCAACTAGGCCGATTAGAGCGGTTATCAAATTACTATGATGGAAAACACGAAATAAACAATCGAAAGAAGGACAATGAAGCTGCGCCAAACAACAAAGTACTGATCAATCATGCAAAGTACGTGGTTGATATGAACGTAGGATTTGCAGTTGGGAATCCTATTTCATATGTCCCGGCAAGTGATAAGAATATCGATCCTATCCTTGATGCTTATGATCGAATCGATATCGTTTCACACGACACGGAACTAGCGAAGGACCTGTCAGTCTTTGGCGTTGGATACGAAATGATTTATCTGAAAAAAGTGAAGAATAACCCAAGTCCGGAGTTAGAGATTAAGTGCATTGATCCACGAGGTATCTTTTTAGTTACTGATGACACAGTAGATAAGAATCCTTTATTTGCGGTCCATTACCAACCTGTTTTTTCATTACAAGGTGCGATCGATCATTACGTGGTCAAATATTACAACGACAATCGAGTAATCACTTATCACTCCAAAGATTGTGGCGTGGGGGAGTATAAACGTGAAGATGCCAAACTTCATTATTTCAAAGAGGTGCCAATCGTAGAATATCGGAACAACGAAGAAAAGCAAGGCGACTTTGAACAAGCTCTTTCGTTGATTGATGCATACAATTTACTGCAGTCTGATCGTCTAAACGATAAAGAAGCATTCGTCGATGCGATTCTATTCCTTAAAGGCTTTTTTCTTCAAGATGGTGATGGCGAGAAGTTGATGAAAGAAAAGCTACTACAAACGAATGCGCTTGAGGTTGATGCCACTTATCTTACTAAAGAGCTGAACGAGGATGGTGTGAACTTATTGCGAGCGTCAATTCTCGACGATATTCATAAAATCACCTATGTGCCAAATATGAATGATGAACAATTTGCTGGAAATGTCAGCGGTGAAGCGATGAAATATAAATTGTTCGGTCTTTTACAACTAATGTCCGTCAAGTCGCGCTATATGATCAAAGGCTTGAGGCAACGCATGAAACTATTCGAAAACATTCTAAAAGTGAGTGATACAAGCGTTGATGCTACTGGTGTAAAAATTAAGCTCAAGCCCAACTTGCCGGCAAACACAAATGATTTAATCAACCAAATCGTCGATGCACATAACGCTAAGATCTTGCCGCTTAAAACATTACTAAGCTGGCTACCAGAGATTGACGATGTGGACGAGGTTTTGCAACAATTAGAACTTGAAAAAGAGCACGCTATCCTTCTTAATCAGAAAATCATAGGTGTGCAAGCCAGCGATAGCCATTCGGATTTGGATGATCAACCTGCAGATGATGTACAGGAAGACTAGGAGCTGATTAGATGGCTCAAAACGATCAGCCTTATTGGGAACGTCGCAATATCAAAGCCGAGAAAAAAATAAACGATAGTGCAAAGAGAGTTGAGAACACTGTAGCAAGAGCATACAGGCAAGCACAAACGTACTTAACTCAAAAGGTTAAGAAGCTATTTGTTCGCTCTAAAAAACGCTCGGGACTATCTGAGGATGATGTTAAACGAATATTGAATCATACGACATCTATTGATGAACTTGCTGAGCTAAGAAAGTTAGCTAATCAGATCAAAGATCAGGAGCTGCAAACTGCGGCTAAGAATCGATTACAAGCATTGGCGTTTAAAGAGCGTATCAGTCATGCAGAAGACTTGAAGGCTAAGTCTTTTTTAGTTTCTAAACAGATTGCAGATGTCCAACTTGAAAAACAAACTGACTTTTATATTGATGTTTTACACGACAGTTATAAAGAAGCAGTTGCAGAAGATTACATTCACCGATTTGAAGAAAAAGGAATAACTTTTGAGATATGGAATAAGAGTTCTTTTGAAAATAAAGGACACGAATTAAAAGAGCTATCGACCAGGTACACAAAGAACATTCTTGAAAGTCATTGGCACGGATCAAATTATTCCAAACGGATATGGGGAGATACTGAAGCTTTAGCTAAACGCCTTGAGGAGCTTTTTACAGTTGAAAGTATGACTGGCATGTCTGAGTTTGAGATGGCCAAAGCAATCGCTAAAGAATTTGATCGCTCAATTGGTGTTGCTAGGCGTCTGATCCGCACCGAGGCTAACTATATGGCCAATCAATCAAAACTCAAGGCTTGGCGTGATCAAGGTGTTGAATCTTATGTACTCGTAGCGGTATTGGATTTACGCACATCAGAAATCTGTAAAGACAAGGATCAAAAGATTTATTTAGTTACAGAAGCTATTGTCAACGGCGCAGAAGGAACCTATCCGCCATTCCACCCTTGGTGTCGTACGATCGCGATTGCATACAATCCACGTACCTCGAAAATTACTAGAATTGCATTAGATCCAATCAGCGGTGAAACAATGCCAATCAAAGGTGATACGACTTACGACGAGTGGTTGAATAGACTGAAAGAAAAGTACTCGGATCAAGAAATAGAACTGCAGAAAAAAAAGATTAAAAATGCTGCCAAAGACAATGCCGATTACAAAAGTTTAAAAAGGGTATTAGGCAAAGGAAATGTACCTGAAACATTAGATGAATACCAAAATATAAAGTATAATAAAAGTAGTGAATGGGAAAGCCTTAAAGATCACTATTTTGTAAAATCTAGATTGGAAGATGGTAGGTATGGCTCCATCATTAATCCTGAGATGCAGACTCCCCATATGCAAAGTACAGCCACAAAAGGGAAAAGTTTTTTCTATGATCACATTGATGCTCAACAACTTTTTGATAAATATGCTGGAACCGGTGTTGTTGAAATAAATAGCAAAGGTCGTACGAATAAAGAAACTATTATGACTGATTCAGTTCTGGGTATTGATTATCGGACAGGATCAGAAGCAAAAGGATTTAAAATTCATCACTCAGCAAAGAGAACACATTTGGTGCCTTGGAAAGGGGAAAGTTAAGATGGATTTATCGAGCTATCTAGGAAAAGAAGTTCGAGTAACATTTTTAGATGGAAAGATTTTGTCAGGCAGAATTATCGACTATACTACCAGTGAAGATAATGATGATCAAGGCGAATATCTTGTTATTCGACCGCAATCAGGAAAACTCAAAGATCGTTCAGTTGCTTTCTTTGAAAATGAAGTAGAATCGATTGTTGAAAAATAATAGCACTCACTAACTTTAGAAGGTTGGTAAGTGCTATTTTTGTACCCAAAATTAAGGAGTGAGGAACAATGAACAAGCATAATACAATGCCACTAAAAGAAATCATGCTCGCTTTTTACAAAATTGGGCTTGCCCTAAAATATGAATTTAAACCACCTGACAATCAACAAAGCTCAATAGTCGACACGGCGGAAAGTGAAGGTGATCAGAAATCTCGCAGCTATGCGTCAAATAGTCATTTACAAGAAATGGATGAACAAGTGTATTAAGGCTTAGCAATTGCTGGGCTTTTTATTTTGTCCAAGCGTGATGACATTAAAAGCTTCGGAAGTGCAAGCATTTATTCACTCTAAAAGGTATGGAAGGAGTTAGCAATCATGAAACACAAAAAACTGTTGCCACTTAATCTACAATTCTTCGCAGAAGAAGGAGAAGGCAACGATCCAGTAGAGCAAACAACAGAATTTAATGTCGATGAATTGAACGAAGATCAGTTGGCTGCCATCAAAGAAAAATTTGGTTTCAAAGACGATAAAGATGTGGATTCTATCGTAAAAACGAAAAAATCTCGTTGGCAGAAAGAGTTGGAACAGGAACGAGACGAAGCTGCTCGTTTGGCAAAACTAAGTGAGGAAGAGCGACAAAAGGAACTACTCAACAAAGCGAAACAGAAACTTGCAAAGGAAAAAGAGGAGTTCCGTCAAGAGCAGCTGTTTGTAGAAAAAGGCAAGCAACTACAAGCAATCGGGATCAGCAGCGATTTAGCTGGGCGAATTAAGGGCAGTACTGCAGAAGAAATCATGGAGGATGTCAAAGTCTTTAAAAAAGCATGGGATGACGCATTGAAACAGGCTGTTGATCAAGCGCTAGTAGGATCTATCGACCAGCCGCTTGGCGGTGGCACTACAATACATGATAGCAATCCTTTCGCAAAAGAAACTCTTAACCTGACGGAACAAGGAAGATTGCTACGAGAAGATCCAGAAAAAGCAAAAGCCTTACAGGCGTTAGCAAATAAATAGAAAGTGGGAGAATTAATGGAAAAAAACTTAATGAAAATGAATTTGCAGTACTTTGCTGCAAAAACAAAAATTGAAGATGTTATTGTACCTGAAGTGTTCAATAGCTACGTCATCGAACGTACTGCTGAATTAGCAGCGTTTATGCAATCTGGTGTAGTAGTGAATAATCCTGAGTTAGACAAATTGGCTGTTGCCGGTGGGCGATTAATCAATATGCCGTTTTGGCAAGATTTGGATGGCGAAGATGAAGTTCTATCGGATACGGATCCATTAGAAACGGATAAAATCGAAGCCGGTCAAGATGTTGCTGCCCTTTTAATGCGAGGGAAAGCCTGGAAAACGAATGATTTAGCAAAAGCGTTGTCTGGTGACGATCCAATGCGAGCTATTGGAGACTTAGTTGCAGCGTACTGGGCGCGCCGTCAGCAAGTTACTTTGCTTAGTACTTTAAAAGGTGTGTTTGGTACAGCTGGTACAAAAATGGCCAGCAACAGTTTGGATATTTCAGGTGAAGCAGGGAATAGTTCAGCGTTTACTGGAACGACGTTCTTAGACGCAGCTTATAAGTTAGGAGATGCAGAGGAGCGATTGACAGCAATTGCGATTCATTCCGCAACTCTAGCTAATTTACGTAAGCAAGACTTGATCGAGACAGAACTTGATTCCCAAGGGAAAACGATTTATGTTTATCAAGGAAAACGAGTGGTCGTAGATGATAGCATGCCAGTTTCTAACGATGTGTTCACAACGTATCTGTTCGGTTCTGGGGCATTTGGTTTGGGAAATGGAGCGGCACCTGTTCCTACTGAAACTGATCGTGATTCTTTAGCCGGAGATGACATTTTAATTAACCGCCAGCATTTTCTCTTGCACCCTCGAGGTGTTAAATTTACCGATAAGTCTGTTAGCGGTTCTTCTCCAACCAATGCGGAGCTTGCTACCGGATCGAATTGGGAGCGTGTATACGAACCGAAAAATGTTCGGATCGTTCAATTCAAGCACAAACTGTGGACCCCTACTACGATGGTAAATGGTGCTGATCTAACTTAGTCAAGGAGGATGAACAAAGATGGACGAGAAGCGTAAAGCCGCCTTAGAAGTGCTAGTGCAGCAACTTGGAATTAATGAATCCATGGCAACTGTATTGATTGAGGACGCAGAAAATCTCGTCCTTGATTATACTTATCGTGATTCCATGGAAGACGGCATGTGGGTTTATGCAAGACAACTTGCAACGATTGCATTTAATCAACAAGGTGCTGAAGGCGAAGCTTCGAGGTCTGAGGGTGGCGTGTCACGATCCTTTATTACAGACATACCGCTACAAATTCAAAGGGGACTAAATCGATTCCGAGTAGGAAAGGTCGTGAGCTACTATGCGTCTAATGGCAAGTGATTTACAAACGGTATTCCTAAAAAAACGAAGCGTGGCCACAGAAGCAGATGGTAATGATGTAGTTGAGTATTCGGATGAATACAAACAACTAGAAATGAATGTTCAACCAGCAGGCGGTAAAATTTTAGCTCAAAAATACGGTAACGAACTAGATATGATGAAATCCTGTAAGTATCAAGGAGAGGAGATTATTGAAGGCAAAAACGAAAAAGATGGTATTTGCCTATTTTCTGCTCCAGATGAGGAGCCTGACTATGAAATCATATCGATCCAGACCTATTCTACACACAAAAATGTAACAATTAAGAAATTGGCACAAGGAGGGGAAAACAATGGCTAAAAAGTATGTTGCTTTAAGACCTTTTATTGATAAGTCAACAGGACATCAATATAAAAAAGACAATGAGTATCCAGTGAAGGACTCGAAAAATAAACCTAATGAAAAACAACTAAAACAGTTGATCAAGCCCGATAATAATCGGCTGCCTTTTGTCGGTGAATTTAAAGAAGGTGAGCAAAATGGGCGTAACGATCAAGGGGCTTGATGCATTGAAGGCAAAACTTGATTCTTTGCCAAAGATCGTTGAATCAGGTGTCGTCAGTGCCACCTCAGAGCTTACAGAAGACGTTTTGAGTAGAACGCAACTAAGAATTCAAAGTTCCACCAAACATGCATCTGGCGAGTTAGCTGGCTCCTATAAAGAAGAAGTAGTTGTTAACGCAAGTAATGTTGTTGTCGGTCGTGTTTGGTCGGACAGAGACACTGCGCTATTTCGAGAATTCGGTACCGGTCAAGTTGGTGAAGAAAGTGAAAAGGATTTACCGCAAGGCATTAATCCCGTGTATACCCAAGAAGCTTGGTTCGTTCCTGTTGATCAAGTTGCTGTCAACTTAGAAGCCGTCTATGGAATTCCTCGTATAACGATCCAAGGGAAAGATTTCTACATGACACGTGGGCAGCCGGCTAGACCAGCGTTATATCCGAGCTTGAAAGAAGTTGCGGAAACTGCAGAGGAAGTTTACGAGGAACATATTAACAAGGCGGTGAAGTCGATTGGCAAGTAATCTAACTGTCTATGACATACGCCCAGATATTGTTTCTAAGTTGCACGAAATCAAAGATATTCAAGCAGTTAAGGCGGCTTATCCTGAGCAATGGAATGCTTTACCATGTGCTGTTTATACATGTGAATCGAAGCCTGCTCAAAAAAATAAAAGCTCAATCGAGTATCTAACAAATTGGAAGGTACAGATTGAGCTTTTTTCAAATAAATCCGGTATGGCCGACTTAGCAAAAGAGGTACAAACGTCTCTGAGCGAGCTCGGCTTTTTTGATATCCAAGTCAAGGACGCAAATATCAAAGGGCTGCAAAGGAAGTTGATTAGTGCGTCAGGAGTCGTTGATAACAGGACGCTACTAGTGACAAAAAATTAGGAGGGAAAATTTATGGCTTTATTATCAAAAGATACGTCACTTGCCTATAAAAGAGGAAATGCATCTTCTTTTACAGTGGTAGGAGGACTTCAAAGTACACCAGAGCTAGGATCTGATCCATCTCAAGTAGATGTGACTACCCTAGCAGATGCAAAAATGAAATACATCAAAGGTTTGGAGGATTCTGACACTTTAGAATTTGCGCTACTTTATGATCCACAAATTTATGACACTTTGGACGGTTTGGCACAGTCAGGAGATACGATTGATTGGCAAGTGAAATTCCCTGATGGAAGTGCATTTGATTTCAAAGGTGAGGCGTCTGTAAAAATGGGAGGCGCCGAGGTCAACGGTGCTTTGACCTGTACTTTGAGTGTTATCGTATCAGACGGACCAGACTTTGTACCAGCAGCTTAAATAAAAAAACAAGGGGCTGACATCCAGCCCTTTTTTAACTATTAGGAGGAACGATTTATGCAACCTAGAAAACTAAACTTTGGATCAAAAGAATTAACTTGTAAACTAGATGGCCAAGCAATTGTCGATTTTGAACAAATGGCGAAAAAGAACCCCATCAAGCTGTTTATGACCACAGGCATGCAGATGGATTTTCCGAGAGTAGGCGAACTCTTAACTATTATTCATTGTGCATCCACCCGTTTGACACATGGATTAAAAATCGGTGACATGCCAGCACTTTTTGATGAGTATTGTGAAGATGGTGGCGACTATATGCAGCTCTTAGAATTTGTGCAGCAGTTAGTTGAGGACGCTGGTTTTTTCGGAAAGAAAGAGCAACAGGAAGGCGAACCCCGGTCTGGGAGCAACAATCTAATCGAAATGCCAACAGAAGCAAACGTACCGAATCCGGAAAGTCTCCTGTAAATAAAGAGTACCCTTATCTGACAGAACTTTTCTATGATATGGAACCAATTGCGATCCAGTGTAGTATCAGAGCTGATCGCTTTTGGTCATTGTCTTATGGCGAAGTGATCCAAGAAGTACAAGCTTTTAAAGAAAATCACTTGCGCAAATTAAAAGAGAAAGCTGAATTTGCGTATGCAGAGGCGAATCTGGCGAGCTATGCGCACCACCAACCGAAAAAGATGCCTAAAAAAGAGACTGTTTTCCCTATTTTAGTTCGAAGCTTTGGAGAAGATACCCAAGAACAAGCCGAAAAAAGCAATCAGGAAATTCCGTGGCAAGTGTTTAGGGATCGGATGATGCGTCACGCAGAAGCAATAAAGAAAACGCGAGATAAAAAGAATAAATAGTCTCGAAGAAAAATACATATAGGGAATGGAGGTGGAAGAACGTGGAACTAGAAACACTGCAGATCGTCATTGAAGCAAACGCCGAAAAGGTCAAGGCAAATTTAGATAAAGTCGTGCCTTATATCGAGGCACAAATGAAAAAAATAGAAGGCGTAACAAAGCGAGGAATCGGTAAAACTGAAGGCAATCTTTCCCTTGAAAAGTCTGTTGAAAAGCTTTCTGATCAAGTCGAGAACATGACCAAGAAGGCAAAAAAACAAATGGATCAGCTCGACAAAGTTATGTCTTCGGCAACCAGTAAAGCTTCTGCTTCATTAGTAAACGGAATTTCTAAAGGTCGTAGGAACTCGACTAAAGAGATCGATGCCATGATCAAAGAAATCGAAGCGAAGATGAACCAGGCACGTGCCAAACAACAGTCTTTTGCTTTACAACAAGCTCATGGCAATGCAGCAAGTACACCTGAGGCTAAAGTTCGATTTGACAATCAAGCAGCTAAAAGCTATGCGGATATGGTTAAATTTCAAGACCAAGCAAAAAAACTTGCAAAAGAGTTGAACGATGAATTTAATCAAGGACCTCAAGTCCTCGATCAGATTGCTGAAAAAATGCAGAAGAACGAATACAGTATCGATCGGATGAAAAAGAAAGTAGCTATGTTAAACGAACAGTATCAATCACAGTTACAACCTGTAGGGTCATTTAGTAAAGGTTTCGCAGGAACAACCGACACTGCAGCTTCTTTGAAAACAGCTGAGCAGCTAGAAAAGGTACGTGTACAAATGAATAAGGCGATTGCTGAAAATGATGCTTTAGCTAACGCTTATGGACGCACTGAAGACAGAGTTGCCAGCTTGCGAGAACGTCTCGGTGACTTAAACAAAAATCTCGATGCAGGTTCAATCAAAATCGGAAACGCTCGTCAAGGCATTGGGTCAATTGCGAATAAAGCAGACGAAGCCAGCACACAAACTACTCGTTGGGGCGGTGTATGGAATCGAGTTTCTAATGCGCTAGCTCATGGCGGTAGGCGCTTAAAATCTCTTGGAGGTCAAATTGATGCTTCCGGGATAAAGACAAATCGCTTTGGAAGCATATGGAATCGACTTGGTAATCAAATTTCAAGAATCCTTGGAAGAATGAAGAGAGGGTTTGGCAACGCAGACGGTTCCTCAAGAAGGTTTTTTGGAAGAATGAATCGTGACACACGTCGGTCCACCCGAGGATTATTAGGCCTTAATCGTGCGTTAACCAGTATAGGTCGTAGATTGATTGTGTTCGGATTAATGTATCGTGGAATATCTGCTTTGGGCAGCTATATGCTAAAAGCACTGAAAACGAATGATCAATTTGCCAATAGCTTGAACCAAATCAAAGTAAATCTAGCAACTGCTTTTTATCCTATTTTTACCAGAGCCCTCCCAGCTATTAATGCTTTAATGGCCGGGATCGCAAAGGTCACAGGCTACATTGCTTCTTTCATTGCGACGATTTTTGGAACGACATATTCTGCCGCTAAACAGGGTGCAGAGGATATGCATGATGCAATTGGAGACATGGATAATGCTGCCAACAAAGCAAAGAAGCTACAGCAGCAACTAGCTGGTTTTGATGAAATCAACACATTGAATTTTAGTCAAGATGATGATGACGATTCTTCTGGGGGAATAAATTGGAATGTTCCTGAGGTCCAAACACCGGAATGGCTTTCAAATTTTGCAAGAGAATTTGCTGATATCATGTCACGTTTGTTCGATCCCATCCAAAAAGCATGGGATGCACAAGGTAAACGTGTCATGGATGCCTTTAAATACAGCTTAGGGGAGATTTGGGGACTTACAAAAGAAATCGGTAAATCATTCATGGAAGTCTGGGAAAACGGAACGGGGCAACGTTTTGTAGAGAATCTACTCATTCTATTAGCAGATGTCCTTTATATCATTGGTGATATTGCCAGGGCGTTTAAAAATGCATGGGTGGATGACGGCAGAGGAACTGCGTTGATCCAATCTATTTTTGATGCTCTCAACAGTGTTCTAGAGCTTCTCCATGAAATCGGGCAATCATTCAGAAATGCCTGGAATGACGGCACTGGCGAGAAAATAGCTGCAAATTTGTTAGAGATATTTACAAATATATTTAATGTTGTCAGTGGTTTAGCAGATCAATTTAAAAAAGCGTGGGTTGAAGGCGGAACTGGTGATAGTATCATGTCCGGCATTTTGAAGCTTGTCTTAACTGTTTTTGAGACGATCAACAAAATGACTGGGGCAACAGCCAACTGGGCAAAGACACTTGATTTTAGGCCTTTGCTAAAATCTATCGACAAATTACTGAAAGCTATGGTACCTTTTGCAGAAAATATTGGTGCTGGTCTCCTATGGTTCTATGAGAACGTGCTTCTGCCGTTAGCTTCCTTTGTAATTCAAGATGTTATCCCAAAGTTTTTAGATATATTAAGTGCGGCGATTCGAGTGATAAACGAAACAATTGAAGCTTTGAAACCTTTAGGAACTTGGCTTTGGGAACATTTTTTGAAGCCTTTAGCCAGTTGGACAGGTGGGGTTATTGTTGCTGTATTAGAAGGGATAGCTAAAGCTCTAGAAAGTTTAGCTAAGTGGATCAGCGAAAATCAAATGGTAGTCGAACTATTAGCCGTAGCTCTTCTTTCTTTAACTGCAGCATATACTATTGTAAAAGCTGCAGTTGGCCTTTGGAACACGATAGCAACAATAGCGGCAGGGGTTACTAAAGCATTAGGAGCAGCAATTGCTTTCTTGACTTCCCCAATAGGAATAGCCATAGCAGCCATAGCAGCGATCATTGCAATCGGGGTTCTGCTTTGGAAAAACTGGGATACGATAAAAGAAAAAGCAGCTGAGTTAGGGGCATGGATTTCAGAAAAGTGGGATGAAATTTGGACCAAAACAAAAGAAGTTTGGGAAAACATTAAAAAGTTCTTATCAGACCTATGGGAGGGACTTAAACAGACCTGCTCAAATATATGGGAAGGAATCAAGAATGTATTTTCCAATTTCACCAATTTTCTAAAAGGAATTTTTTCAAGAGATTGGACGGAATCTTTTGGCTTAATTGGGAATGTCTTTAACAGCTTTTTCAAGGGTGTTTCAGATAAATGGGATCGACTGAAAAAAATCTTCTCTGGAATCGTTGATTTCATAGCAGGTGCTTTTTCTGGAGATTGGCAACGAGCCTGGGACGGAGTGAAAAATATTGTTGCTGGTGTCTTCGAAGGTCTTGTTAACACCATAAAATTGCCGCTGAATGGAATTATTGGCATGATCAACACCGTTTTTGGAAATTTAAACAAAATAAAAATTGAACTTCCCAAAGCTCTGGGCGGTGCGAAAATTGGTTTTAATTTGCCAAAATTCCAACTGTTAGCTAAAGGCGGAATCTTAACCAGTGCAACATTGTTTGGCCAAATGGGTGGCACGAACTTAGTTGGAGGAGAAGCTGGTCCAGAGGCAGTTATCCCACTAACAAGCAAAGTCTTAGGCGGAATTGGTGAAGGAATAGCAAGTACGATGGGTGCCTTTTCTGAAGTGATCATGCCGGAAGCATTGAGCAGCCCGTTTCCATCGTTTGAGCTCTCGGGTGATCTCATGGGAAACAAGTTCGATTTCTCTTCGGAAGAGTTGAAGCGAACGATTGCAGAAGCAATCATGGAAGGTTTTGAAAGCATTCAGGAATTCGGTGAATCTGGCGATATCATCATCCCAGTGTCAATTGGAACCGATCAGCTGGATCAAATTCTTTTAACAAATGAGGACCGTCGGCACCTAAGAAGTAATCGATAAAGGAGGAGAAGCCATGTTAACAATCAATAACGTATCAATGCCGATACCGACTGCTTACGAAGTTTCAGAAGCAGATGTGGATTCAGAGAATACTACTAGAAGCGAGAGCGGCGTCCTCCATCGTGATCGTATCAGAGGTGGCATACGAAAGATACAGGTTACGTGGCGAGTAAAACAAGCGGACGCAAGACGGATACTAGCTGCAGTTTCTCCTGCGGCTGTATCTGTCACTTATTTAGATACTCAGACAGGTGGGAACCGTACGTCTAGGATGTATGCCGGTGACCGTAAAATGGCATTGGTCCAGCACCACAACACGTTAAGAGATCCGTTGTGGGATGTTTCGTTCTCGCTGACGGAATACTAGGAGGTCGGTCATGTATGCAGTAAGTGAAGAATACAAGCAAGCGATTGAATCACCGACACGAACGGTTGCTTTGTCAGGTGAGATTACTCTAAGCAACGGAGCATCCATATCATTTGATGACCGGAATATCCTCGCAGGTAGTGTTACTTTGAGCGAGCAGGCAGTTGCTGGAACGGATATCGAAATCGGCAATGTGTATATGAGTGAATTCAAGATCACATTTATTAACAGCACGTTTAGTCAAAAACATAATTTTGACAAGGCAGTGATTCGACCCGTATTTTCAATACAAATTGATGAGGAAGAAGACCGATGGGAATCTGTTCCACTAGGCGTTTTCCATGTTGTCGATCCGGAGCGAATGTTTGCGACAACGGCATTGACGTGTTATGACAATATGCTGATTTTAAATGAACATCGTGAAGACAAAGCGGTAACAGGAACAGTCTATGAGGTTCTAAAGTATATAGAAGAAGATTCTGGAATCGAACTGAGTAATAGTGAGAGCGAGATTGAAATTTTTGTGAATGCTCAAGATACGATCATGGTCCCGTCGGCATTTGACGACATTATCAGCTATCGGGATCTGATCGGCTTCTTGGCGCAACTACTTGCATGCTTTGTGCTGATTGATCGCGATGGCCGCTTGAAATTGATTCGAATGAAGAAAGAGCAAGTCGTTCGAACGATCGATACCGATCGACGATTGAAAACAACAATCAGCGACTATATTACAGGCGTTTCAAGATTAGAAATGCGGATGGAAGATACCGTTTTGGTAAGTGAGGATGATTCTTTTTTAGGGAATCGACTGGAGTTGCCATTTAACCCGCTTTTTTCACAAGGAGATGGGGATTACCGTCGGCAACGTCTTGATAATATGTTAGAAGAAATTAGTCAAGTTCGTTATATGCCTTGCAACGTCCGTTTTGTGGGTGATCCAGCACTGCAACCAGGTGATTGGCTTTCCTACACAAATGGCGTAGCCGATTCGCCAGTTGAATCGATGCTTACACACAGTTTATGGAAATATCGTGGCGATCATCAGCTACAAGCAGTTGGGAAAAATCCAGCAGTCAAAGAAAGTACAGATAATAATGTCAGTTTACCGCCTTCGCAAATCATTCAGCTGACGGATTATTATTACAATTACGAGAATCTAGGAGATGTGACTTTCAATAATAACACCTCAGACTTGGATATCATTACAATTCTCTTTAGTTCATCCGTCGATAACTATGCTTTCTTTCATGCCACGATCAATGTAGAAATTACTGAGGAACTAGAAGAAGATGGGCTATTGGAGTTTTCCTACTCAATTAACAATGTTCGTGAAGCAGTACCTCTGCCAAAACAAAGTGTCCGTAAAGGGCATCATATTATCCACTTATATTTGCCAATCCAAGTGATGGAGAATCGATCTTACTTGTTTAGAACACATTTAAAGTCGAGTATCGGCGGAGTTATTCCAGCAAGGCATATTCAAGCGACCATTAATGGTCAAGGATTGTATGCTCAAAATGTTGAATGGGACGGGATCATTACTGTTTCAGACTTTCATAGAGGATTTGTGTTGGGGAGGAAACCTTTGTTGCTTAGTGAGCATACTGCCATTGTTAGAACAGGTATCGTTGATCCAATCGATCTTGATTTAAAACCAGAATGGGTTCCACTAGAATTTAATCGAGAGGGACTGGTATTAGGAAGGCACTTTGATGGTCTAGAAGCAAGAGATGTCCATTATTTGCACTCTGAATATCAACTAAATTTTAATCGTGAGGGACTTAGTTTGGGTATTCATACAACAAATATAGAAGGAGAGCAGTTCGATGAACTTTGAAGGGAAATGTGAGATTCAATTAACAGACGCAATAAGTGGAAATGTAAGGACGTTTAAAAGTGAAAATATGTTTACCAATGCATTACAGAATATTTTAGAAATGCCAATGGAAATTTTTAAGGATACAACGAACACAAATATTATGACTGAGATGCTAAACCCAATTGCTACAAATGCACTGGGTGGAGTTTATCTTTTTAGAGATAACATCGAGGAACATTTGGAAAATGTAGTTCCGCCTTTTGCAGAAAATCTACTAACAGGACACGCCGGGGGGCCATACAGTGGTATGGAACCTCGACGAGGAAATTATAATGCAGATGAAAGTGGAGTTGTTGATGGTGGCTTTCGTTTTGTTTGGGATTTTTCAACGAACCAAGCGAATGGAACAATAAGCAATGTTTGCTTAACTTCAAGGCTAGGCGGAGACATCGGAGCCGGACAGCCTAACACTGGTGCTAATCATCCCATGGGTACTTTTGCTGGAACTATTAACCCTTGGGGAGGCGGTGCAGAAGGAATTAGTGAGAACATTCAACAGATTGGTGACATAATTTACACTGCCTCAGCTGGATCAAATATTATATATGCTCCAGGAAGCAGTTTGGTTATTAGAAGTTACGATAATAGAACTTCTGATATTGGTATTAACGATGTCTTGTATCGTTCGAGCCAATCACTTGCGACATCTACTTTAATAGAAGCGAAAACTTTAGTAAATGATAGTCAGGTAACTCTTACGACACCACTCAGGTGGTTTAATTCTAGAGATAAAAAAGCCCATTCTGTGTATGCGAATTCGGCAGACGAACTTCATTACGCAGTGATTGATTTGGAGCATGCTGAAATCATAGAATCTAAAATAATAACTGCCAATGGCTTAAATGCTCCTACATCAATAGCTGGAAGATTGATTAACTATTTTATCAGAAAAGGAGAAATATATTTAATAACAGATGCTGATACGATTAAGAAAGTTTCGATAGACACGGGAGCTGTTACCTCATTGGAGATCGAAGGTCCTAGAAATTTTTCGGTAACTAGTTTCTTTCAGGGTTTCAATTTTGAAGACACATTTTGTGGATTTTATACACAGAATGGGGGGACATATGCTGTACTTCTGCCTGGTGACAAGATGTTAGTATCTCAAAATACGAGTTTATCTGCTGCTAACAGAGCTTTGACAACTTTAGTAACAAAACACGATAAATTAAAGTATCCGTGGGCAGTCTATACAAGGCGACAAAATGTTAGTTCTTCACAATTTTCATATGGATTGCAATACCCTTATCTAGCAACGATAAACAATATTGGTAGTGTGACAAAAACACCGTCACAGACGATGAAAATTATTTACACCGTGACAAAGACATCAGTTTAGAAGGAGTCATATATGGATTTTAGTACATTAACAATCACCGAGGGGATCGCAGTGCTGTCTTTTGTAGGTGGAATGATATTTGGAATTTCGAAGTTCTACGCTATGTTTACTAGATTAGATAGCACACTTGAAAAGCTTGAAAAAGCTATTAGTAAGCTCGAGCAAGTCCAAATTGATTACGGTGATCGGTTGTCAAGGATTGAAGAACAAATCAAGACGCTTTTTAATAGGACAGGAGGGAAATAGAAAATGAAAGAAATTTTAATAGCAGCAACAGTGATCGAGTTCCTGGTTTTGGGAATTACAGGCTTGATCAAAACACAAATCAATAATTATCGAATATTGCCAGTGATCAATTTGATTGCTGGCATTTTGCTTGGCATTTTGTATGCATTGTCGTTCGTGCAAGAAGATATCATTTTATACGCTTGGGCAGGAGCAGCAGCTGGTTTGGCAGCTAGTGGGCTATTTGATTTAGGATCTAGCGTGATCAAGCAGGAGAATGATCATATCGATTACGGAGATGGTCAAAGCGAGACGGAACGGACGCATTATACAACGGATTTAAAAGATGAGGAGTAGCCGATTGGCTGCTCTTTTTCTATATCAAAAAACGGAGGAAGCAATATGACAAAAATTGTAGATTTACGAGGCGATTCAAGGATCATGGGACCAACGAACCCCAACAGATCCGTGGCAGGCATCACAAAAATCGCTCGTCACCATTCAGCAACTGCAACAGGAGATGTATTTGCGTTTCAAAACGGGTGGCGTAATCAAGGATGGGGCACTGGTGGCTATCACGAGGTGATCTTGCACGATGGAACTGTGCAGCGAGTTTATAATGACAACGTGACCGCAAATGGTGTTCAAGGTCACAATAGCACGACTTACCATATTTGCTTGGTCGGTAACGGCACATTTACAGCTGAACAAGAAGCGACTTTTGATGCTCGAGCACGTGCGGCGATGGATCGTTTCGGTTTGAAAGCTGACGATGTATTAGGTCACAACGAGTTTAGTGGGAATGCAACATCTTGTCCAGGAACGAACATGACGACTGTACGGAATCGTTTGAAGGGGGCTTCTGGTGGGTCAACACCGACCCCAGCGCCAAATCCTACGCCTACTTATGCTACAGAGCCTTGGAACAAACGTCAGGTGGTCAGTACGGATGTATTAAACGTTAGACGTCACCAAAACACTCTGTCAGATGTGCTGCGTCAACTGAAGCGTGGAGATACTTTTAACGCAACACGTTTGACCAGAAATGGTGAACGTGTCAATGGATTTACCACATGGTTTGAAGTCGATGGGATCGGTTGGGTATCTGGTGCATTAGTTACTGAGGTATCTAATAATAATACAGCTGCAGCAACACCGCCGGCTAACGTTTGGCATAGTCGTTCAGGAACCGTCACGATTACTGCAGCAGCTGGTATCAATCTACGTGGTACATCTAGTGGAGATACTACTACGCCGACTAATCTAGGCATTTTGGCTTTATTAGGTCGTGGTCAACAAGTGAAATATGATCGTGTGTTAGTCCAACGTAATGGTCATGCTTTTGTGCGTCAGTCTCGTGACGGTGGATTTGGTTGGTTAGCTATTGGACCAACGAAAGATGGAAAAGTGACATCTTATTGGGTCAGCGGTATTAACGTATAAATGCGACTATTGCCCTATTAACATAAAGCGATAACATTTTTGAAATTTATTCAGTGAAATCACCTAGTATTCTGATAGGCCAAAACAGGTTGGAACTTGTTTGTCTTAAAAGAAGATGATATATTTAATATGTATATTACACATTTTTCACTAATATAAATTTTATGAGGAGAATAACGTGGAAAAAGAGATTTCAATTTTTACTATTAGCTCTTTAGCTGTATATGAAGCGGATAAAATCACTTTTAATGATAGATGTACAACATTTGATATTAGTTGGTATCTCATAACTGCAGCTGCTTCTATTTTAAAATTAATGTATTCTCCTCGGAGTGATTTTCTAGAAGCTCTCGTATTTATGATGTTGTTTGTTGTACCTATAGGTGTAAAGCATTTATTAGCACTAGACGTATATAAAGGTATAAGAGATAGTCTTAGTGGGACAAAAAGATTTAATTTCATAAATATTACCGTAAATATAGTGTTATTTGCATCAATTTTAGGCTTACTTTTGCTGGCACTTGTGAATACAATAGTGGAGTATAATGATACAATTCAATATATTTTGATTACCATACACGTACTTATTGCTTTGGTAGGAATTTATGATAGAATCACCGTGAAAATCAATCCAAAATTTGAAAGTAGAGAAGGAGAGGAGTTTAATGATTGATCTAGTTCTTTTAGGTACTATATTTTTAGCAGTAAGTGCTTTATTAATCTTTGTTTCCTTGGTTCTAGTTGCCTATGTGCAAATCGGAGATTTGCATCTTGCTGTTGCTGCAACAATTTTAACTCTGAGATCGATAAATTATACTAAGAAAAAGGAGACTATCGATCGTTTCAGACTTGAGGTCACTGAATTAATTTACGATCAACTTCAAGTTATTATGAATAAAACAGATGAAGAATTGAAAAATAAAAATAATATTAATACTGATAAGGTGAATGAGTTAAGAAAAGAAATCAATGAAATATTAAATACTAATCCTAAGTACCTTATTACTGAAAAACAAATGATTATTCTATTAAAAGCGTCTGATTCATACAGCTTTTTTGCAAGTTTTAAGAAGACAGTTGGTATTGCAGAAAGTTTGCATATTGAAAGCAGAAAGTCTTTCGCCAAAGATTTAAAAAAAGAACAGCTAAAAGCTATTAAGTTAGATCTTCTTTACGCAGATTTACCTAAAGAAAAAGATTTAGTAAAATCACTATTAGTTTAGATATGTTATAAAGTAAAAGCCCTGTCCTTAACTGGATAGGGCTTTTTTGCGTTCTGCGATTAACTGCTCTAATTCTGCCAATTCCTCAAGAGATGCGTTTTTGATGTAACCTTTTGCGCCAGAGCGATTGCGGACGTGTTTCATTTGTTCTTTATTCTTTTCTTGCCATTTTCTCGATGCTTTAAGTTGAGCATCAGATGTTTTCTTTTCAGTCAACACTCGCACTCCTTCCTAAAAAAGTTGAATAAGTTTCATTACGATAGAGATGGCGATTAAAACCATAAGTATCACCAAGGCGGAATTTAGAAGTTTCCTTCTTTTCATATTCTTCGACATTAGATTCATTCCTTTCATTATGATATAATCAAAGGGAAGGGAGGGCTTTCGCCCTATCCCTAGTTGTCGAGAAGCTTGATTAGCAGTTCGAGTAACTTTTCAATTATGGCTAGTATCGCTAGTACTAAGCCAATTTTGATTGTTAGTTGCTCTTGCTTTTCAAGCTTTTCTTTTTCCCTTCATTGTTTCCTCAATAATTTCAACTCCTTTCTATACTTATATTATATATCGGATACATATATTTGTTAACGATTTTATTCAAAATAATGAAAAAAGTAGCCATATTTTGGCTACTTTAAATTGAATTATAAGGTGTTATATAGTAAAGAAAATCATGCTTTCCTAAAACAAAATCGACGTAGAAGAGTACGCAATCTTCCCCGAAAATTGATTCCTGAGATTCTGAAATAGAGTCTGGAAATTCAATCAAGAAAGTATTTCGATCAACATAGGCTTGTTCATATTGAGTAATAAGATTCATACATCAAACCACTTTACTTCATTATAATAGTCAACATTTCGTATTTCATCATAATGGACAAGAGTGTCGTCTAAATAAATTCCTAGATCATCGTAACCTTTCAACGTACCTGTAACATCAGGCATGAATTTATCATCTACAGTGTAGTTGAGCTGTATAGCTAGTTTCTTACTTTTTGTGATTGCTGTTTGTAAGAATTCATTTATTTCTTCTTCTGCCAT